GCACGTAAGAGTTTCCGTGCTAGACATAATTGTGCTAACCCAGGTCCCAAAACACGGGCGAGATATTGGTCCTGCAAGAAGTGGTAATATATCAATATGCGATCTGAACAATTCCAAAAGTGCGACAGAACACGATCAAGAACTTGTCAGTGCGAAAGTCTGAATAAAATAGTTGAAGCTGAAGAAACAGTTACGGCTGTATGTGACTTAGTCCATTCAGACACTGTTAAAGGCACTATTTTATTCATGCAAAAGCCAGGCACTGCTACGCTTATAAAGGGTAGAATAACTGGTTTGAAAGAAGGACTTCATGGATTTCATGTTCATGAATTTGGTGACTTATCCAATGGTTGTGAAAGTGCTGGTGGTCATTATAACCCAGATGGGGTGGAGCATGGCGATCTCGAAAACGGCCATGTCGGTGATTTGGGTAATGTTCAAGCAAACTCAAATGGCGTCGCTGAGTTTACAATTAAAGCAGATAGAATTGATTTGATAGGCAAAAGAAGTATTGTAGGCAGAGCAATAGTCATACACGAAAACGAGGATGATCTCGGCAAAGGCGGAGATGCTGAGTCGTTAAAAACTGGAAATGCAGGCGATAGATTAGCCTGTGGTGTCATATTGATAAGCAGATAAATACCCAGTAATTTATAGCTTAGAGGAATATCAGTATGAAACCCAACTTAATCCGTCAAACACTAGACATGCTTGAAGCAGTTGAAATGGAACTAGTCGCAAATCGTGACTTTGATCTTGTCGCAAAAACTATGAAGGACGGCAAAGAATATGCACTTGGAAACACCGAGCATGACGACGGTGATTCTCGCAAGAACGATTTTCAAATCTATGTTAAAGTGAGAGACGGCGGCTTTGAGCATAACGATAAATTTTATCCCCAAGAGTTTTATACACGAGTAGAATCACTTAAAGTAGGTTCCTACGGTACTGAATCAGAAGCACTAGAAGAATTTGAGGCCTGGGTTGAAAAAATATAATGGCATCTTTAAATGTTACCCTGTTAAAATGGTGGATTCAGGTTTCATGTATTGTATTCGGCAGTGTTGTTGCATATCAACTAGGTTGGTGGCATGCGCTCTGGGATGCAGACATCACCAAAATTAGTATTGGAATCCTAGGTGTATTTGCTGTAACTATGTTACTCACCGGTTACCTTAGTAAGAACTACCAGGACAAAAAATCACAAGCACTTGGAAATTATGTATGGTTTGCCAGTGAAGCAATGATCACACTGGGCATGATTGGCACAGTTGCTGGGTTCTTGCTCATGCTTGGCAGTGCCTTTAGTAACCTTGATGTTACTAATATTGCTAATGTACAGGCAGCTATTGCAGACATGGCCATTGGAATGAGTACTGCATTGAGCACTACATTAGTTGGACTAATTTGCTCAATCTTAACAAAAGCACAAATGGTTATTTTGGAGAATAGCTGGGAAAATGGCGACTAAACAACGTTACAAAAGCAGTTTTGGATTTATAGATTTACTATTCAATCTTCTAGTAGGATTTACATTTATGTTCATCCTGGCTTTTATGCTGATTAATCCCATAGCTAAGAAACACAACTTTGATCCCAAAGCAGAATACATGATAGTTATGAGCTGGGATCCACAAAGTGCAACTGACATTGACATGTGGGTGCAGGATAATTTAAACAATATTGTTAGTTTTAGAACAAAGAATATTGCACTAATGCATTTAGACAGAGACGACCTAGGTTATAGAAATGACACGTTTATTAGTGAAACGGGCGCAACAGTGAAACATGAAATTAACCGTGAAGTATTAACTATCAGAAGCAGAGATCCAAGAACATATACTGTAACTACACACTGGTATTCAAAAATAATTAACGCGAATACTGGTGCAGAACAGGTTACCATTGAGTTGATACGTCTTAATCCTTATAAAGAAGCATCTATTAAACAAATAATTCTTCAAGGCCCTGGTGACGAAAAGCATGCATTTACGTTTACGGTATTGCCAGATGGCAATTTAGAATTAGACGATACTGAAAAACTCATTGTCAATGATGCTGATAACATATCAAGAAAAAATAATTGAGGATAGAAAATGATCGATTTTAACATTACTACTACTCAGTTAGCCGCAATTTGGATCTTTGCTGGACTATGCTGTATGATTCCCATGTTTGTTAAACTTTCATGGCAAAAGTTTTTAATTATCCCAATTGTGTTATTTTCTATATGGATTAGTTTTGAAACTAACCGGGAGTTTATCGGCGCACCAGTGTATGACAAGCCTGCTAAGTTTATATACAAGCATCACAGTATTTCAACCATGAATAACGAAAAGTGGATTACACTTTGGGCAATGGTTGAAAAGAAAGACAGACTATATAGATTTGTATATGATAAACAAACTCAGAAAAAATTAAACGAAGCTAAGAAACGGGCATCTCGTGGCCGTGCTACCATTGGCGAGTTTAAGAAAAAAGAACCCAAAAATAGACTTAATCGCACAGACCAAACAGAGTTAATTACTTACGATTTTCCCCATCAGGAAGCCTTTCCCAAAGATAGCAAATAAATTTATTGTTCTAGTAAGTATTTAGGTTGCATTGTATGCAAGCCTGTGTTATTATAATAGACAATTACAAATTACATTTAGAAGGATCGTAATATGAGTAACGGTGATCGCGTCTTTACCGCAGAACAAAAAGCAAAACTATCACACTTAATTCAAGAAGGTATGACTGTAATGCAGGAAGTTGATGACCTCACAGAAGGCCTCAATGACACTGTTAAAGCAATTGCTGAAGAGTTTGAAATTAAACCAGCAGTTCTTAAGAAAGCAGTAAAAACAGCATACAAAGCAGACTTCTCCAAGCACAGCGAAGACTTGGCTGAGCTTGAAAATATCTTGGCTACTGTTGGCAAACTTCAGTGAAGTTACTCAAATACATCGGAGAGATTGGTGGTATCGTTGGTGCTTTAATGGTAGCAACGAACACTGATCTCTCTGCGTATGGATATATTTTCTTTACTAGCAGTTCTGTTGCATGGACACTTGCTGCATGTCAAATGAGAGAATGGTCGCTAATGCGTATGTCGTTGGTATTCACCGTTATTAACTTTTTTGGCTTGTATCAATGGTTTATGTGATTGAATAAAAAACCCTATCAATGGCTGGCCTGGCTGGCGACATTAGCACTTGTATCTGCTGCCAGCCTGGCTAGTTTTGTTCCTGAATGGTATTGGCACCACTGGGCATTTATCCTGGGCAATTTACTATGGGTTGCTGTTGGGTATTTGTGGCGAGAAAATAGTTTACTCTGGCTAAACATTATGTTAACATTAATATATATTATAGGATTAATTGTATGAGTTATGTCGACGCTTGGTTTGATAAACAGCATGATAGGATTCACGCTGTAGAACGTGTGGAGGGACGCAGGGAATTCCGTGAGTTTCCTGCAAACTATGTGTTCTATTATAACGATCCCCGCGGCAAGTTTAAAACTATCTATGGTAATCAAGTAAGCCGTTTTAGCACACGCAATGGCAAGGAGTTCCAAAAAGAAGTAAGAATGCACGATAGAGGTTCTCTATGGGAGAGCGACTTTAATCCTGTGTTTAGATGTTTAGCAGAAAACTATCTGGGTGTTGATGCTCCCAAACTTCAAACTGCTTTTTTTGATATCGAGGTGGACTTTGATCCCGAACGTGGTTACAGTAGTCCTGATGATCCCTTTAATGCTATTACAGCCATTAGCGTCTACTTAAACTGGATGGAGCAGATGATCACACTGGCGATTCCTCCTAAAAGTTTGAGCATGGAATCTGCAAAGGATCTAGTAAGCGAGTTTTCCAATACATTCCTGTTTGAAACAGAAGCTGAGATGCTGGCTACATTCCTGGATCTTATCGAAGATGCTGATGTTCTTAGTGGTTGGAACAGTGAGGGTTATGATATTCCGTATACTGTTAACCGTACTATCCGTATACTAAGCAAGGATGATACTCGCAAGTTCTGTTTGTTTGGACAATATCCCAAGAAGCGCACATTTGAACGCTTTGGCTCTGAGCAAAACACATATGACTTAATTGGCAGACAGCATTTAGACTATATGCAACTGTATCGCAAATATACATATGAAGAGCGGCATAGTTATGCACTGGATGCTATTGGTGAACACGAACTTGGTGAACGTAAAGTACAATACGAAGGTACCCTGGATCAGCTATATAATCAGGACTTTAAAAAGTTTATTGACTATAACAGACAAGACACTGCATTGCTGGATAGGCTGGATAAGAAACTCAGATTCATTGATTTAAGTAACGAACTGGCACATGCCAACACAGTGCTACTTGCTACCACAATGGGTGCGGTTGCTGTTACAGAACAGGCTATTATCAACGAAGCACATGAGCAAGGATTAATTGTTCCTAATAGAAAACACCATGGAGACGAAGACCGTGTACGAGCTGCTGGTGCTTATGTTGCAACTCCTAAACGTGGGTTACATGACTGGGTTGGCAGTATCGATTTAAACAGTCTGTATCCTAGTATTATCCGTTCGTTAAATATGGCTCCAGAAACTATCGTTGGACAACTTAGAATGTCCATGACTGAGAAACATATCTCAAGTAGGATGGCAACTGGTGCTACGTTTGCAGGTGCTTGGGAAGGCATGTTTGGTACACTTGAGTACAAGGCTGTTATGGACATGGACGTTGGCACAGAAATTACCATTGACTGGGAAACAGGCGGTGAAGACACGCTAAGTGCAGCAGACACCTGGCGATTAATCTTTGATAGTAACAAGCCCTGGATCTTAACTGCTAACGGAACTATACTTACACACGAAAAGAAAGGCGTAGTGCCAGGACTACTAGAACGCTGGTATACAGAACGTCAAGAGATCCAAGCAAAGATGCGTACTTGCGAAGGTGAAGAGCGTGCCTTCTGGGACAAGCGACAGTTGGTTAAGAAGATTAACTTGAACAGTTTGTATGGTGCTATTCTTAATCCAGGATGTAGATTCTTTGATCATCGTATTGGACAAAGTACTACACTAACTGGCAGGGCTATTGCCAAACATATGAGTGCAAAAGTTAACGAGTTACTAACTGGCAAATATGACCACACAGGCGACTGTATTGTTTATGGTGACACTGACTCGGTATACTTCAGCGCATGGCCAGTTATTAAAGATGATGTAGCCAGTGGTGCTATGCAGTGGGGTAAAGAACAGTGTATCCAACTTTATGATCAACTAGGCGAGGCTGTTAACGAAACATTCCCTAGCTTTATGGAAACCGCATTCCATACTACTCGCAAACACGGCGAGATTATGGCAGGTGCTAGAGAAGTAGTGGCACTCAAAGGATTGTTTATCACTAAAAAGCGTTATGCTGCACTAGTTATTGACAACGAAGGACAGCGTTTTGATGTAGATGGAAAACTAGGCAAAATGAAAGCCATGGGTTTGGATCTCAAACGTTCAGATACTCCGCTTGTTATGCAGGAATTTATGAGCAGTTTGTTATTGGATGTTCTTACTGGCAGTGAAGTGGATCATGTAGTGGACAGGATTAAAGACTTTAAATATCAATTTAAAGATCAACCTGGCTGGGAAAAAGGCACTCCCAAGCGTGTTAACAACTTAACCATGTATACTGCTAAAGAATGGTCA